TACCAAAGATGTATTCTGTACTTTACCAGCAAGTAAAGCAGTTTATTTAGATGCAAGTGGAAACCCAGTAGGAGCTATAGCTAGCCTTGTTGCGGACACCAGTCCTCAATTAGGCGGTGACCTAGATTTAAATTCAAAAAATCTGGATTTTCCAACAGTTGCAAATATTTCAGACTGTCTGGATGAAGATGCTATGGGTTCAAATAGTGCAACAGCACTAGCAACACAACAATCAATCAAAGCTTATGCCGATGCCCAAGGTGAAACCTTCCCAACTTTTACTTCAGTAACACCCAGCGTAGCACCCAATGATTTAACATCCTTGGTGATTGCAGGAACTAATTTTGGAGGAAGTGGAATCCCCGCTGTCGAGTTTCAAGCTTCAACAGGTGTGATTACTGCTGCAAGTTCAGTGGTTAGAGATTCAACAACACAATTAACGGTGGGATGTACTTTACCGACCGATGGAACATATTTTATAAGAATAGAATTAAATACAGGATTAGCAGTTAGAACTACTAATGCTGAACTTACCATATCCGATGTACCTGTTTGGACGACAGGCGCTGGTTCTTTAGGAACAATCGCAGGAAATTTCTCAGGAACAGTGGCAACCGTAGCCGCAACAGGAGATACAGTAGCTTATACAGAAACCACAGATGTTTTAGAAAATGCTGGTTTAGCAAACTGCTCGCTTAATTCTTCAACAGGTGTTATAACAACTACAGATTTTGGTGGTTCAGATACAGAATCAGCGCTGTTTACGTTTACCCTTCGAGCGACGGACGCGCAAGCGCAAACGGCTGATAGAATATTTACATTAACATCTAGCTACGGAGCAACAGGCGGAGGACAATTTAATTAGGATTTTATTATGGCAACTACACATATACAAAGAACACAAACAGCAGGAGATACACAAAAGTGGACTTTTTCTTGTTGGGTTAAAAGAGGAGCTATTTCATCTTCCGCCTACCAATATTTAATGAATGCTGGTGGAGATGCTAGTAACAGTACTAAATTACGTTTTGGTACAACTGATGCAATTGAATTTTATGATTATCAAAGTGGAGTTATTGGAAACCTTTATACAACTAGATTATTGAGAGACCCTTCAGCCTGGTATCATATCGTAGCAGTTTGGGATACGAATAATGTTACAGCAGGAGATAGAATGAAACTCTATGTTAATGGAGTTGAAGAAACTTCTTTTACTGCAGACAGCAATCCTAGTTCTGGTGCAAATAGTAAACTGAATGCAAGTGGAATGACACATACTATTGGATGGTCTTATGTTGACAGTGATGGTTACTTGGATGCTTGTATGTCTCATGTTCATTTCTGTGATGGTTATGCTTATGCCGCTTCAGACTTTGGAGAAACAGATGCGACTTCAGGAATATGGAAAATTAAAACTTCTCCATCAGTAACTTATGGAACTAATGGCTTCTTTTTAAAGATGGAAGACCGAACAAATTTAGACTTAGATAGTGGAACTAATACATTTACTTTTACAACAACAGGAACTTTAACAGCGACTTACGATAATCCTAGTGATAATTTTTGTACTTGGAGTAAGTTAAATCCACAAGCAGGTCCATCTTATTTCTATAATGGAAATACAATGGCAGAAACAGCTTCAGATGCTACATGGAGAAGTGTTTTTGCAACACTAGCTAATTCTACAGGTAAATTTTATTTTGAATGTGAATGTGATGATGATGGTGGTGGAGCTTATATAGGAATACTAGCTACAGAACAGCAACTATCCGCCAATACAAATTTTAAAGACCAATCATTAGGTTATGCTTATAAATATGATGGAGAAAAATTTAATAATTCTACAGGTACATCTTATGGAAGTAGTTATGGTGATGGTGATATTATTGGTATGGCGTTGGATCTGGATAATGATGCTATTTGGTTTTCTAAAAATGGCGTATGGCAAAATTCAGCAACGATTGGAGAAATTGGTGCAGGGGACACAACTTATGCAGCTTTCTCAAGTATAACAACAGGAGCAAATCAATTTTATGCTCCTACAATTTCAGGCAACTCAAGTCAAAAATGGAAAGCTAATTTTGGTAATGGTTATTTTGGAGCAACAGCTATTACAAGTGCAGGAACAAACGCATCAGGAATAGGTAGTTTTGAGTATGATGTACCAACAAATTTTACAGCATGGTCAACAAAAGGATTTAACGAATAGGAGATAATTATGGCTTACATTTCATTTCAACCCTCAGATAATTTTAATACAGTTCTATTTGTAGGGAATACAGGTGGAGTCCCTACTACAGTTACAGGAGTTGGATTTCAACCTGATTGGGTCTGGTTTTGTAATAGAGAGGTAGTAAATGACAGATGGATATTTGATTCTGTAAGAGGTGTTGAAGAATATTTAGAATCCAATACTACTCAAATAGAAACAACTGATGTACAAGGACTACAATCTTTTAATGCTGATGGATTTACAGTAGGTGACGCTAATCCTATCAATCAGAATACTAAAGATATTGTATCTTGGAACTGGAAAGCTGGAACAACAACAGGAATTGCAGGTTCACCAAGTATAACTCCTTCAAGTTATTCATTTAATCAAACAGCAGGATTTTCTATAATTGCATATACAGGCACAGGTTCAGCCGCAACTCTTCCTCATGGATTAGGTGCAGCTCCTACAATGATGATAATTAAATCTAGAACTGTTACTACAGATTGGGGTGTGTATCATCAATATTGCAACGCAGTTCCTGAAGATTATACAATGATTTTAAACACAACAGCACAAGCAGCGGATAATAATGTAGCATGGAATGACACCGCTCCTACATCAACTTTGTTTTCAGTTGCTGCAGGGGACACAAATGCTACTAGTAAAACTCATGTCGCGTACTGCTTTACAGATATAAAAGGCTATTCAAAATTTGGAAAATATACTGGAACTGGAAGCGCAGTTGATGGACCTTTTATTTATACAGGATTTAGACCAGCTTTTGTAATGATCAAAAGTTTTTCTGGTACTAGTCAAGATTGGAAAATAATTGATGACAAACGAAGTACTTATAATGTAACTGCCGCAAGTATAGCAGCTAATGATACTGCGGCGGAAGTCACTAGCTATAATATTTGTGATTTTACTGCCAATGGATTTAAAATAAGAAGTGATAGAAATGAATACAATGGTTCTGCCAGTTATCATTATATCTATGCAGCCTTTGCAGAATTTCCAATCGTATCATCGAATGATTTACCCGGCGTAGCGAGGTAGGCAACTACCATGCTATTAGGATTCGCAGCATTTGCAGCATTACCATTTTCAACATCAGGAGCTCCTGTTACTTATGTAGCTGTTACAGGAAATGCTCTTACTTTAGGAACTGGATCAGTCACTATAACAGGAGATGTTAATATCACTGCTGTGAAGAACAGCCTTGTGATTTCAATAGGAAGTGCTACAATAACAGCTAACGCTAATGTTAGTCCTACAGGAAGTAGTTTAACCCTTGCTACAGGAACAGTATCAGCGATAACATGGAGTGAAATTGATCCAGGCGTAAGTATGACTTGGACACCAATAGATCCGACTTAATATTATGGCATCATCTTATACAACTAACGCAGGACTAGAACTCGTAACGACGGGTGAAAAAGCCGGGTTATGGGGAACAATTACCAATACCAATTTACAAATTTTAGAACAAACAGCAACAGGATATCTTTCCGTAGATATGGCTGGGGCAGATGTCACTTTGACCTTAACAGATGGTGCAACTTCCAACGGTAAAAATATTTATTTAACCCTTACAGGATCCTTAAGTGCAAATCGCACGCTCACGATGCCCGCAACGGCTGAACGAGTATGGGTCGTAAAAGACGATACAGCTAGAGGAACCTCGAATCGAACGCTTGGAGTCTTAACGGCTTCAGGATCAGCGACTCAAATTCCTCCAGGAGCAACTGTTTTATGTAGATCCAATGGAAGTGAAACAGTTGTCACGATTCTTGAAAAAGGTTATGAAACCATTACAGATGCAAACACTCCTTATACCACTGTTGCAGGCGCACAGATTTTAGCAAATACGACCTCAGCTGTTATTACAGTTACTTTACCAGCCGCAGCCTCTACTGGAGATGAAGTTACAATTATTGATGCAAGAGGAACATGGGGATCTAATAATTTAACCGTAGGTCGAAATGGATTAAACATTAATAGCGCAACTAATGATTTAACCCTAAGCAATAATGGTCAATCCATAACGTTAGTTTATGTAGACGCAACACGTGGCTGGGCCTATAAAACTAATTATACTTCGTAGGGGCTACCTTTATGGCTCTTGCTAGTTTTAAATTTTTACCTGGAATTGATAAACAGGACACTCCTGTTGGAGCAGAAAACCGTTGGGTCGATTCTGATAATACAAGATTTAGATATCAACTTCCTGAAAAAGTTGGAGGATGGTCATCGCTTATAACAGACACCATTTGTGGCGTAGCCCGAAAACAACACGCATTTACTGATCTAGATGGAAATAGATATGTAGCTATTGGTACAGATAAATTTCTTCTTATTTATTTTGAAGGAACTCTTTACGATATAACTCCCTGGCGTTCTGATAATGCAGGAGCGCAAACAACTTTTACTTCTTCCACTTTATCAACAGATAGTACGACCGTTAAAACGTGTACGATTACAACAACAAGTGCCCATAACCTAGAAGTAGGGGATATGATTGTTTTGGGTTCTGTTACTCTTCCTACTAGCACAGGACTAACGGCTTCAGATTTTGAAGATAAATTATTTCAAGTTTTAACCGTTCCAACTGATGTTACCTTTACCATTGATTCTCAAGAACAGGCTAGTTCAGTTGTTTCTACAGGTGGAAGTATGACGGTTCAACCTTATCAAAGTATTGGACCCGCAGCCCAGACTTATGGATACGGCTTTGGCGTAGGCAATTATGGTGGAACGATTACTGGAACTTTAACGAATGATTTAGATGGCCTTTTAGATGCGGATGCTGATGGAACCGGAGGATCAGGAACTTCAATTACTTTAACATCAACTACTGGTTTTCCAGCGTCAGGAACGATTGCCGTTGAAAATGAATTAATTACCTATGCTGCAATTGCTGGCAATGATCTAACAACTTGTGTTAGAGGAGCCTCTGGAACCGCTACGACCGGAACTTCAAACGGTCAAGCGCATAGTGATGGAACAACAGTTTCTAATGCCACCAATTATACAGGATGGGGAAATGCAGTTAATGCTTCAAATATTACTTTAGAACCTGGACTTTGGTCTTTAAATAATTGGGGAGAAGTTTTAATTGCAACGGTTGGAAATGGAAAAACGTTTACTTGGAATTCAGGTATTGCTGCTCGTTTTACAACTCGGGCTTCAACGACAACAACAAGTTATGTTACAGCCCTTAGTGGCACAGAAGGGAATCCAACAGCCAGCCGATTAACGATTGTATCACCAACAACACGGCACTTAATTCATTGTGGAACAGAAACTACAATTGGTACGGCTTCCTCACAGGATGATATGTTTATTAGATTCTCGGACCAAGAAGATTTAAATGTTTATGAGCCAACGGTCACCAATGCTGCTGGTTCGCAAAGACTTCAAGATGGTACTAAAATTATGGGAGCCATTATTGCCAAAGAAAATATTCTTGTATGGACCGATAATGCTCTCTATAGTATGAAATTTGTTGGAGCTCCATTTACATTTGGATTTGAACAGGTGGGAACAAACTGTGGCTTAATAGGACAGAATGCCGCCGTTGAAATCGACGGTGTTGCGTATTGGGTGAGCAATAATGGTTTCTTCATGTTTGATGGAACCGTTAAAACTTTAACTGCATCCGTTGAAGACTATGTCTATAATGATTTTGATACGACCAAAGGCCAACAGGTTTATGCAGGAATCAATAATTTGTTTACAGAAGTTGTTTGGTATTATCCCACTTCAGGTTCAATTTATAATGATCGCTATGTCGTTTTTAATTATGGCGAATCAAATCAACAGGCGGGACTCATCTGGTATACGGGAACCGAAGCAAGAACAAGCTGGATCGATTCCATTGTTTATCCTAAACCTTATGCAACTAAATTTAATAATTCAGCAACGGGAACCTTTCCAACCATTGTCGGAGAAACAGGATTAGGACAAACAACATTCTTTGAACACGAAACAGGGACCGATCAAGTCAATCCTGATGGAACGACGACCGCGATAACCTCTTATATAAAATCTTATGATTTTGACTTGGATTTACAGGGCGATGGTGAATTTTTCCTTGCTCTACGTAGAGTTTTACCTAATTTTAAAACATTAACAGGAACAGCAACGATGACGTTAGCCGTCAAACGATATCCAGCGGATGCTCAAACTAGTAGCCCTCACAGTCCTTTTAGTGTAACATCGTCTACACAAAAATTCGATACCCGCGCGCGAGGTCGATTTGCCAATATTCAAATAGCAAATAACTCGGCGGGTGAAGACTGGAGATTTGGAACTTTGAGAATTGATCTACAACCCGACGGGAGAAGA